GACCCTCACATCCGCCACGAAGCAAAGATGGTCGCGCTCCAGAACTTTCGCGGGTTCTCTGCGAGGCTGGTAGAATGACGGACAGCACCGGACGTCGGGGACCGCGCGGACGGCTGCATCTCCCGGCGTGGCGCAAAGACTGCTGGCGCGGGCGTCCGGCTGGTTGCTGTTGGCTCTGCAAAGGGCGGTTGGTTATCGACCTACTCCGCCGCCGTTAAGATTTACTCAGCCTGTCCCTATCTCCTTGCTTCGTTCGTTGAGGTGTTTAAACACCCATTTCCGGCCGTGATTGTTTCGTTCGTAGCGTATCCAGTCCTCGATTGTGTCGTGGTCGTCGATGCCGTCAATCCGAGCGACAATCATCCCCCGTGATCCAAACGACAGGAACCGGCGTTCCTCGTGTTCGTGGGCGCTCGGTGACTCGCTTCCCTTCGTCATACCGTCCGATACTCACCCGTTTGCGGTTGCATAATTCGGCCACTATGCGAGAGTTTTTCCACGTGGTGTTCGGCTTTATCTGTGGAGAGTCCGGCCTTCTCGGCAATCTCGGCAACGCTGCTTCCGGGGTTGTTATCAATCACGTTATACACAGCCTTCACATTCCCCTTCTGTGTTCCGGCTTCCACGGCGGCCGGCTGGAACTCCTCGCCATTCCAGTTTTGCGAGACGAGTTGCTTGACGAGTTCCTTGGCTCGGGTCACGTCTTGTCCCGTGATTTCGTCGCGGAGGTGTAGGCGAGCGAACGCGGCGGCGAACCGATAGGTGTTCTCAACCACCCGCGCCGTCACGGGGACGGGCATATCTGCTTCGGCGTTGTCGTCGCCAAACGATTGATTGAGTTGCCGGATTTCTTCGGCATACCAGTCCCGAATTTCGATCAATTGCTCTTTCGTCGCCGTGGGGTGGACGTTCTCGCGTGCGTATTTGACCCACGCTTGCCCCACGTCCAATGGGATAGGCCGCTCCAACACGTCAAACTCGTCGCGCTGTTCGGTTGCCACCTCGGACGCTTCAACAATCCCGTCGATAATCCGCTCGGCAATCTCGGCGTCGGTGTCGGCATCTGCCGTGTCCCGCATCGTCACGATTCCATCAAACCGAGAGAGGAGCGTCTCGTCCATCCCGATTTGGTGCGCGACCCCCTCCGTGCTGACGTAGCGGCTATCTTCTGGGTTGCCTGTCGCCAGCAACCCAACACGGCTCTGGTACGTCGCAGACTGCCCGGCCTTCTCAATGTCGATTTTCTGTTGGCCTTCCAGCGCGTCGTTCATCCGCGCGAGGTCCGCGTCCGGCTTGTCTATCTCGTCGAGAATGACGTGGCCGCCGTTTCCCCGGACAAGGATGCCGGGTTTGATTGTCCATTGTCCGTCGCCAAAGTCGTCTTTGACAGCGGCGGCGAGTAGCCCCACGTCGGACGAGAGGCCGGTTGCAGACTTGTTGATGCACTTGGGGCTAAACGCCTCGATGCCGTCGTTAAACGTCGATTTACCCATCCCGTAGTCCGTCACAAGCAGGGCGTGGATGTCGCCCCGGTAGGTGGGGCCGTCGTCTATGTCGAGTCGCGGGGCACCGAACAGATACGCTACGCCGAGTTCGAGCGCGGCCTGCCATGCGTCGGTCGCAAATAGTTCCGGCGCGATGGATTGCTTAAACAGGTCTATCGCGTCGTCGCGTTCTGCAAAGGCCTCAAAGTCGTCGCGGTGTGCGGCCACGTCGATATTCTCTTGCTCGCTATCGAACTCTATTGCCTCAACTCGAAACCGGCGGTCAAACAACGGGACTTTCTTCCGACCTTCGGTTTTCGGGACGCGCTCAATCTCACCGTAGATAGTCACGCGATCCCCGGCGCGTTGGACAAGCCCCTCCTCGTGGCCGTATTCCACGAGGTCGCCCGTCACGTAGCCGTCCATACTGTCCGCGCCCTGTGTGCCAGCGTCCTCCGGCGGCGTCTCAACGCGGAGTTTCGAGTAGTCGACGAACCGGGAAGCGTCGTGTTGGATTTCAAACGGCCCCTGCCGTTCACATCCGGCACACTCATGCGGCTCTTGGAGTTCGTCCTTTGTCTGCGGGATTTCCGTCCGCGTCCCGCATCGCTGGCACTCATACGCGAGGAGTTCCGCGAAGTCGTCTGGCGTCGTTACCCGCGACAGGTCGCCCCGGATGCCGATATACTCCCCTGCGTGGTCGTTGCGAATCTCCCGTGGGGAATAGACGGCATGGTCGGGAAGGTCGGTTAGGGTGATACTAACATCGTCCAACCCGACCGCGCCAACGCTATACGTCGCCAGCGCGTCCTCAAACCATCCGGCGACCGTTTCCGGGGCAGACATCCAATCATCGGCAACATCGCTCTCCCACCGCCACACGTCGTTGTGAGAGACCTCCAAGCGGCGGACGGTCGGATACGACTGTGCCAGCGCCGCTATCTCGTCGTGGCAATACGTCTCGAAAAACTCGTGGAACCGCTCCATCGGGAATGGTGCTTGAGTCATAGTGTAGTGTAGTGTAGTGTAGTGTAGTGTAGTGTACAAGTGTACATTCAATGTACAATGTACAATGTACAATGTACAGGCTAGAGTTCCTCCAAGAGTTCGGCTGGCGTCATTCCGAGGTCGTCGGCCCAATTCTTGATTGCGGGGTTATCTGGGTCTCGTGGTACACCCTCCAGAGTCTCTCGGGCTTCTTCAAGTCGGTTATCAGTACGTTCTTCGTGGGTTTCTAGTTGCCGTCTGAGCCGCTCTAATTCGTCCTTTTCATTAGCACGCTCCCGTTTACGCTCATTTATCTCTCGCGTTAAGGCCGTGATACGGGATTCCTTTTCATCAATACGGCGTTCAACTGCCGCAGTTGCCGCCGTTGAAAACTCCCGTTCAAGCGAAGACTCAACAATTTCTTTGATTGAGCGTGGATCGGCCTTCGCCCGTTCTTTGAGTGGTTTATCTATCTCAGCTACTAGTCGCTCCAATTCTTCTTTATCACTCATGCCGTCCACGCCTCGGGGAGGAGGGTCGAGACCTTGATTGAGCGTTCGTCGCCACAGTCACATCGGACGAGCAGCGTTCGGGAGTCTCGACGGGCAAGATGAACGGCGCTATCACAGTCGGTGCATCGGATTCCGTGTCGGAGATCGGTCGTGGTGTGGATTTCGTCGGTCATGGGCTTGTGTCCGACGAGACACCCGCCGCTATCCGGTAGGTTTAACCGCCCGGAGCGGCAAGAAAGGGGTGAGCGCGGACCCTTTCTCGTGGCGTGCTACGTCGGTAAGCGATGCTTAACGCCACACCCTAAAAAGTGTTCCCCTCGCGGTATGTAGGGACTAACGTCGGTAAGCGGCCACTACCGACGCAAGCTTACCTGTTGATAACAGTCGTCGCAAAGGTCCATCTCGTCATACTGCTCCGGGGGCGTCGAAGTCTCACCGCCACACCGCTCACAGTCCCCGCCGGGGCCGTTGATGGCGTCACGCCAGCGCCGGAACCGTGCGGCACAAAGCGAGCAGAGGTTAACGTGCGACGGCGGATACTGTTCGGCCGTCACGCGGCGGTAGTGGTCCGGGCACTTCCGACACGAACTATCCAAATGGTCCATTCCGGCTCCAACGCGAAGGGTTGACCATTCGGCCAAGAGTTGTTCGGGGTCCACGCTCATCGTTGGTGAACATATACGTCGGGGTACTGGTTTTGCATTTCCGTGGCGATACCGCTTTCGCGCTCGAAAGCGCGGTCGGTGTCCTGAAACCACCAGATATTGCGAAGCGAGTCAATATCGCAGACGCGCAAGAGCGCGGCCTGTCGCACCTCACCGTCCCGATGGTCTTCCAAGCGACTGAGGCAGTCGCCCGTTGCGCCGACATAGACGACGCTCGCGGCGTCGCGGAACTCCTCGAACCACGGCGGGCGTGTCTCAAACTCTCGGTCCCACGCCGCCGCGAGGTCGTCCGGGCGAGTGAGTACGAGCGCGTAGCAACACGCGGAGTGCCAGCGGTCGGGGCCGCCAAACCGCTCTACGTCAGCGGGCAAAGACATACTCATAGCAACCCCACTGCGACCAGTATCCCGGTCCACAACACGCCGCCGAATACGAGCGCGACCACGAACCCGCTCCAAAACTCGCCAGTCATGCGTTCGGGCCATTGACCGGCAGGCCGTTGAACCACGCGCCGGGCGACCGTCGAAGAAGGTCCTTCCCGTCGGCGGTGAGGTAGTTCTGCTTTTCGCGGCCATCAGCTGTTTCGCGCTTGTCGATATAGCCGTCTTCGCGGAGTTTTCGGAGCGTCTCGTAGGTCCGGGGGTCGTTGCCGTCGTCGCCACGCACGCGCCGATGGATGTCCACGCCGGTCGCGGCCCCTTCGAGAGCAATTGCCACTAACACGTCGCGTTTCGCGGCCGACAGCGCACGCCACTCTTGGTCTATCACGGGCATACAACCCCCCTACACACCGCTGGCATATCAATGTTGGTACGATACCGTTAGGCAATCGAAGGGTTTAAGTGGTAACGGTTCTATTATCTAATTAGGAGGTAGAAGACAATGGCAACCTGTGAACGATGCGGTAACACGGACGGTGGCGACGGTGGCGACGTAGAGTTCCGAAACATCCACGACGCGTACCAGTGCGACAAGTGCTGGCATCTCCACACTAAACCCGGCGCGAGCGGTGGTGGCGGGGCACGACGACGCGGCGGGATGGGGAGCGGTGATTCGGGACGACGGCCCCGATAACGGCTCAATGCCCGGATCGTGCGGTATTTGCGACCAACAAACCGTTGAACGCACCAACCCGGACGGGAACTATAAGGGTGCGTGTGCGGCGTGCCAGAACGCCGACCGGGAGCGAACCCGCCACGTCGACAATTGCGAAGACGACGACTGTATTGTCTGTGCCAGTTATCGCGCGGAGTTCGGTCCAATATGACGGCTGTCCGTATCCTCCGCGTGGTACTCGTTGCCGTACTCCTTTTAGGTTGGTTGACGTTGCTTTGGGTATGGTGAGCTACGAGCCGCTGATTGAGGTGTCGGCGCGGCGCGACCTGTATGCCCTGCCGCGCGAGGAGCGCGACAAACTCCGGCGCGTACTCAAGGATGTAGCCGAAAGGGAGCAACCCACCCACCACGAAAAAACCAAGAATCTTCAGGGGTTCGAGCAGGTGTTTCGTGTTCGGTGTGGAAACACACGCGCCGTCTGCAAACTTGAGAAACCGAACCTATTGATTCTCCGAGTCAACACGCGGGATAAAGTGTACGACGGCATCGACGACTTGGACGTGGCGGACACGCCCGACCCCGCTGAAGTCTAACCGCTTGTCGTCGAGAACTCCACGTTGCCCGTGGCGTTCACGCTCATTTCAACCGATAGTTCCTCGTCTTTTACCACCACGTCAAACGTCGCTTGCTGGCGTGCCTCCGCGACTACCTCATCGTTTCGGAGTGTGTAGAAGCGGAGTTCCGCGACAACCGTCCGCCGTAGTTCGCCGTTGCTCGGCGCGAAGTCCTCGATGGCAAAGTCACTCGCCGACATGAGCGACCCGTTCAGCGTCGTCTCGCCCGTGAGCGATTTGGTGCCGAGGTCGTCGTTGGCCTGTCGGGCGATCAGGTCGGCCGTATCAGCCGTACTACCGACGTGCAACTCTAATTCGGTCGCGTGAATGTCGGCGTTACTCTCGAAACCCCACGACACATCAACGGTGAGTCGGATGTCCTGAAGTGATTGGTCCGCGAGGACCGTTTCGCCGTCCGGGATTGAAAAGTCACCGCTGACGGTTGCCGAGGCGTTTTGGGTTGTGAGTGCGATACCACCGAGTGCGCCTGTCGCAGCGACCCCCGTACTAAGGATGACGCTGCGGCGGGACAATTGTTCTCGCATTGCCGCTAAACCCACGGAGAGAACCGGCGTAAAGGTGATTGATACCCCTACCGCGAAAGTGAAACTATAGTCGTGCGACTAAGACGAGTCGTCGGTAAAGCGGGTGCTCTCGGCGCTTGCGAGGCGTTGGTCGGCCAACACATCGAACTCGGCAAGTTCGTGACGGGTGAGGAGTGTCGATCCGCTCTTTAGACCCGCCTCCCTGACGGTGGACCCGGTGATTGTGTTCGGCGGTACGACGCCGCGCGTCACGGTCGTCCCGATGTCGTTCGAAAGGACGGCATCCGGGTTGGCGAACAAGCTCCACACGTCGATTGCCTGCGAGGTGTCGCCCGTACTCGGGGAAGTCGTGGCGTCGGACGCATAGCGCCCGAGACTAATGTTGGTGTCCACACCCCGGTCCGGCCCGGAAAAGGTGACACTCCCCGTCTGACTGTTGTTGACTCGCGTGAACGTGCTCCCGTCATTGGCGAGTTCCACGTAGAACTCGCCCGATACGTCGTTGGCCGTCAAATCGAAATTGGCTTCGGTCACGTCCCGTCGGGTTGATGCCGTGGCCAAACCCGTCACCGTTTGGTCGGGGAACTCTTGTGGGCCTTCGAGGGCGTCGTTGGCGTCGGTCGTCTCGTCGAACGTGTAGCTGTATCGGTTGTCGCCTATCCAGAAGCAGTCGATCCAGAATTGGTATTGGTTAGCGGCCCCGTCGCTGTCCGTGACCTCAACGCGGAGCGTGTACTCTCCCGGTGCGAGCGTGCCGGGGTCTTCTGGCGGGGACGACTGAAAAAGGGGTATGTCGGTCCAATTGAAGCCGCCCAACCCGACCCCCAGATTTGTATTTTCGTCGATCAAATATGACGACCCGTCCGGCGTTATGAGCGTGATTGTTAGTTTGGGTGCGCCGCTGGAATTTGACCCAGGCCGAATTTCATACCGCGCGTCGGCACTTGGAATTTGATAGCCGAGTGTGAAGTCGTATTCGACGAAATCTGCATCACCGGCGGTCGAGTTGGGCCCTTTCGAGAGGCTGGCGTAATCGGCATTTGAAATATCGGTGTCTGAAGACCCGTCATCGAACCCGGTTTGCCCCCGGTCGAAGTTCTCTCCCTCGGTAAAGAATCCGCTTTGGTCGTTCGCCAACTCGCCGCTAGTGACCGTCTGTGGGTCGTCAGTAGCAAACGTTGGCGTGATGCCCGCCCAGTCCGCCTCGCTATCCGCACGCTGGATTAAGATTTCCGTAAGTGAGGTTTCGACGAGTTCGTTTCCGAGCGCCGTGTCAGACTCTGCGACGGCCGTTCCATCCGACCCGTAGGCGTAATCAGTCGGTACAGCGGGCGTGTTGTCGGCAATCACGTCCCGAACGGCCGTCTGTCCGTCGTTGGTCAAGACCCCCCGACTCACGCTGTCGTCGTTGCTCACGGCCAACGTGACCGTCACGGTCCCATCGAGGTCCACGGGCGTCCCGAATACCGCCCGCGCTATCAACGTGCCTGTGCTGTCCGTGAGGCCCACCTCAGCGACGCCCGTCTGTGTGACCGTCGCGGAGTACTCCACGCTCTTGCTATTCGGCAGGCTCTCGCTCACGGCCACACTCGCGGTCTGGTTGCCAAGCGCCGTGTTTGAGCGCGAGAGGCCCGTCCCGTCGTCACCAACCACTACGTTCGATATAGCGACATTCCCTTTATCAGCCCATCCGTCGCGGACTGCGCGGCGGCCGTCGTTGACAAACCGAACGTCGTCAGGCGTGTTGCCGTCGGCATCTACGGTCACGTCAACCAGCGCCGTCGCGTTCGTCGTCGTGATCCGATTCGAAGGCGCGTCCCTATCGGCCCCGGCCATTTCCTGCCGTTTCACCGAGTCGTTCAGTTCGGAGAGAATCCCGTCCACGTCCCCGCGCTTCTCGATGATCGTCAGAATCGTCTCGTCGCGCCCCCAGCGGTATTCGATGCCGGCGATTACGAACTCGTCGTCAATCCCACGGGGCAGAATCTCAATGTCGATGGTGTCGCCGGGTTGGGCGTCGTAGAGGCCGAACGTCGTGACGGTCCCGCTCAGGGTGGCGTTCCGAAACTCAAGGTATTTCCGACCTTCGTCCTCGGCGTCCCCAATATCGGTGAGGTCCGGGCGCTGAAGCTCCGCGCGTTGCGTGCCGGGGGAGGGGAGTCCGAGGTTATCCTGTAAGTCGAGTTTGTCCGTCCCGTCGTCAACGACCACGCTTTCGTCGCCGCCATTGAACCACACCTCCACCTCGTTGATTGCCTGCTTACCGAGTTCGGGAATATCGTAATTGAACCATTGAGAGTTGTCTATCCCCCGCTCGATGTGCGTGGTTTCGCGTGGTCGGAAAAAGAACTCTAAGTCGTCGTTCACGCCGAACTCCTCGTTGTTGCTCTTGAACGCGAGGTCACGTAGGACGTTCTCGACCTTCTCGCCCCGGTACGACCGCGTAAGTTCTTGGTCGTCGCCCACCGAGACGTTGCCCGCGACGTATGAGACGGGCGTGTCCGTGGCGATGATGTCCGCGAGCGCCTCCTTTATGGTGTTGCCCGTTTGGTCGTTCGTGACGGTGTTCCGACGCAAGAATTGGTCAAAACTGTAGGCTTCGACTTCGAGTGCGTCGGCACCACCCTGCTCGGTCTCGCG